TTCTCCTTTAATTTTTCACTATTAATACTTCTTCTAAGATTCATTACTTTTTTTTCAACAAAATTTGGAAGGCTTATGTTTGAGTTGGCTTTTTCTTTATATAGATTGTTATTTGAAAAATGTCCACGAGACAAAGCAAATGATAAAAAATTACCCTCAGATTCTTTTGTTGTTAGTTACAATGACAAAGAAGAACTTAAGTATGATATTGTAAGGGCATCTGCACAAGTCGATGTGTTTGATGCTTATTATGATAAGTATAAAAATGTCAAGGGAATTGAATGGACAAAAGGTATCATTCATCCAAAAACTTATGATGGACAAACAAAAGCAACTGCACCTAAAAAGAAGGCTAAAAGAAAATGAACATTGATGTAAACGCAGATGAGGTTAAGAATCTAAAGAAAAAATATAAAAAATTGAAGAAGTATATGCGATCTTCTTTATACGAAATTAAGGTTATGGATGGAAACGAGAAAACTATCACTAACTTATTAAAAGAAGATTAAAATGTAACACAAATTACATAAATGCTTGACTATATAGTGTGGGTATGCTAACATACCTTTACGTTCATCCAAATGATAGAGCTCACACTACTCGCAACGCTCCTGTCTGAACATAATAGTTTCCACTGGGAAATGTCATGTGCAGATTGGAACCGCAACAGAATTGAGATACTCAGTGATGGGGATCTAAACTCTGATGCACACGAGTACCTAATAGATTACCTTCGTACGAAAGTTGAAGGTGAATGTGATGCTTTTATCATAGGACGCAAGTAAGCCGACTCGGAACGGGTTCGTTCATCCTTATGATTGAAATTTTAATTGCTGCATCAAGTGCTGTCACTACTATAGTCACAGTATCATGTACAGATATCAATACTCTTGTTGATCGTGCTAAAGTCTATCCTGACCTTAGTGTAGAAGATAGACAGGAAATTATTGATTTGTATTATGATTTTGGTGAAAAGTATGGTTTAGATTGTAGGGACGCAAAAGCCGACTGAAGGAACGGATGTCAAAATCCAACTACTTTAGGAGCAACCAAATGGCACAAGTCACATACCGTGGTGTCGTCTATGACACTGACAGGAACAAAGCAAAGCAGACTAACAAGGTCGATTTAACTTACCGTGGTGTAAGATTAGAAAAAGAACTTACAAGTGTTAAGTGATTGAAATATTAGAGATTTGTTTGGCATCTGCCATCTTTCTCACAATCATAACTGCTGAGGTTCAATTCCTGTATGGAAAATAAAACAGAGGGGGTTTACACCCCTCTTTTTTTATATTATAATTAGCTCAAAAAGTAATCAACATGAACAAAGGAAAACTAAAAGTTCTACTCATGGCTCTCAAAGAGGTAGTTGATGAATTAGAATCTGAAGTTTATTCAGATGTCGATGCTTATAAAAATGAGCAGGCTTTTTCTGCTGCCCCACTTGACTATGATGAAATGTACGATGATGGATCGGACTGAATTCAACTTTAGAATAGAAGTTTTATCCGTTCTTCTCAAGAATGTTGCCACAAATTCAAACAATGGTGCTCTCTATGAGTGTGCTGATGAATGGATAACTAGAGGTAATCTAAATACGGAAGGCCTTATCGACTTTTTTAAACTCTATTATCACTAGTAATAAATACTAGCGTATAGTTAATGAAAATAACATTGAACGATAAGAAAGCCGCTAAAAAACTAATAAAGATTGCCAAATTAAGACCAGACCACTACACTCAAGCAGAGGTCACTTATGCAAGAATTATTAAAAAACGTATAAAGAAGAATGAAAGTCACTTTAGTTCAAGCGACTCCAAAGTCTGAGGAAAATATGGCGTATATCGCCAGAGTTTCTAACCCAAGTAATCAGGACAATCAAGATTATTCTGGATTGTTGAAGTATTGCATCAAACATCAACACTGGTCTGTATTTGAACAGGCCTTTATGACTCTAGAGATAGAGACAACTCGTGCCATTGCAGCACAGATACTAAGACATAGATCATTTACATTTCAAGAGTTCTCTCAGAGATATGCAAATAGTAATGCCTTAGGTAAGATTGAGATGCCAGCCTTAAGGAGACAAGACGAGAAGAATCGTCAAAACAGCATTGATGATCTGGATGAATTTACAGTTCAGAAACTACAAATGCAGATGAACACTCTTTTTACTTCTGCACAGTCATTATATAATCAGATGATTGAGTATGGAGTTGCAAAAGAATGTGCAAGAATGGTTCTACCTTTATGCACACCCACAAGACTTTACATGACAGGTTCATGTCGTTCTTGGGTTCATTATATTAATTTGAGATCTGCACACGGAACACAAAAGGAACATATGGACATTGCAGAAGCATGTCGAAAGGTATTTACCGAACAATTTCCTACGGTATCTGCAGCCCTCGAATGGGTCTAAATAAATTTACAAAACTTAAACACCTATGCCCACATATCCTGTTATACACTTGAAGACTGGTGAGAAAAAAGAATTATCCATGAGTATGGTCAAATATGATGAATGGAGAAAAGAAAATCCAGATTGGGACAAAGATTGGCAAGCTGGTTGTGCAATACCAACCGAAGTCGGAGATTGGAGAAACAAATTAGATGGTGGATGGAATGAGGTTCTAGACCGAGCTTCCAAACAACCAGGCTCTACTGTTCGTAAATTCAATAACTACTAAACATGCCAAGAAAAAAGAAAACGATTGAACCAATAGGCGTAGGATATACCTCAAAACAAATGAAAAGAAAGAAACCAATCAACAATGATTTCTTGATTGACATTGACGCATTGACAGATAATCAAGAGAAGTTATTTGAAAGTTATAAGAAAGGTCAAAACATCTTTGCGTATGGTGCTGCTGGTACTGGTAAGACCTTTATTAGTCTGTATTTGGCACTACAAGATGTGCTGGATGAAACTACACCTTATAAAAAAATATACATCTTTAGGTCTCTAGTATCCACAAGAGAGATTGGGTTCCTGCCAGGGGATCACGAGGACAAATCGGCACTATATCAGATACCATACAAGAACATGGTAAAGTATATGTTTGAGATGCCTACGGATGCAGACTTTGAAATGTTGTATGGTAATCTAAAGGCACAAGAAACTATATCATTCTGGAGTACCTCATTCATTCGTGGTACAACATTTGATGATGCGATTCTAATTATTGATGAGTGTCAGAACTTGAACTTCCATGAACTTGATAGTATAATGACTAGAGTAGGAGACAACTCTAGAATCATGTTCTGTGGTGATGCAGCCCAGACTGATTTAATCAAGACAAATGAGAAGAATGGTATCCTAGATTTCATGAGAATCATGGAACAAATGAATGAACAGTTCTCTATGATCGAGTTTGGAGTGGATGATATTGTCCGTTCTGGATTAGTTAGAGATTATATTATTACTAAATTAGCTTTGGGACTCTAATGAATAGAACTTTTTGTAATCATCTTGGTGAAATTGAATTAGATCGCAAAGAATCGGCTGGGTGTCGCCTATATAAGATACCCAATGGTGAATGGGTTCCATCAATCACCTCAATAACTTCATTTTATAATCGAGAAAAATTTATAAAGTGGAGAAAAAAAATTGGAGAGGAGAAAGCAAATAAGATAACCAAACGAGCCACAACAAGAGGTACAGATTTCCATGAAATCGCACAGGACTATCTTGAGGGAAAGCAACTCGTATGGGAGGAACATCTACCCGCTACAAAATACATGTTCCACCATGCCAAGCCATTCCTCGATAAAATCAATAATGTACATGCTATTGAGCGCACCTTGTATTCTGAGTTTTTCGGCATTGCAGGTCGTGTTGATTGTATTGCAGAGTACGATTCAGAGCTTGCAGTCATTGATTTTAAAACTTCAGAGTACATTAAACCAGAAGCTTGGTTAGAAAACTATTTCGTCCAAGAGGCTGCATACGCTTGTATGTACTATGAGATGACAGGTATTCCTGTTAAGAAGTTGATTACAATAATGACAACTCCATCAGGAGAGGTACACGTATTTGACAAACGTGAAAAAGACGAGTATATTAAGCTATTAGTTAGATACATTAAAAAATTTGTTACTAATTTCACCCATGAATAAAGATCTTGACAAGGCACTGAAAGCTAAGTTTCTGTGTCAAACAAAATTTACTCAAGATATTGAAAACCTCGTTAAAGATAACGATGATTTGAATTACATTGATGCAATCGTGCATTATTGTGAACAAAATAAAATTGAAGTAGACTCCGTTTCCAAGTTGATTAGCAAACCAATGAAGGAAAAGATAAAGGCGGAAGCC